TTACACCTGCACTAAATGGATTCCAGTTATTAGGTATAGCTCCAGGAGCTGCAACATCTGAAGTCCTCACGACTCCAGATAATCTTCTTATAATTGTATTATTGACAGAGTCTCTTTCAGTAAGATTGCCTGCAATTAAAAGGTTACCAAATGATTCTATTACACCACAGCTTACTGTTACTACATTTCTAGATTCAACAGTAACTGTAACTGTATCTCCAATGGTTAATCCACCTATGACAACAACTGTTGTGTTAGTCGCTGTATCTGTATATATTTCAAATTGATTTCCAGTAACTGATGGTATAGAGGATGGTAATATTCCAGGTACAAAGTCAGCAGCATTAGGTGTTCCTGTACCTGCAGGGTTACCTACTTTTACTGTTTTAGTATTTGTTCCTGTAATACTAATTGAATTATTTACAAAGTCTACTTTTTGACCAAGATCAAATACCGTACTAACTCCTGCTGCATATGTATCATCAAATGTTTTTTGTTCAACATTATAGCTATCCCATCCTGGGAGTTCTGCTAATACTATATTGTTTATATCTGTATTTCCAGGAGTGTCTAATATGTAGTGAGGCTTATCTAAACCATTATTAATAATAAAGGCAAAACCTCCTGTAAATAAAGTATGTTGCCATCCACCTGTTGTAAATTGAAAACCATTTCCACTATTAAGAGCAGTAGGTGTTATGTCTCTTTTAGTTCCTATATGATCTTGTATATAAATTTTCTGACCTACAGTAACATTATTAACAACATAATCAACAACCCAAATATAATAACAACCCAATGGCTGTTTATTAGGGTTTTCCCATACTGCAAAATGTCTAACCTTTCCAAAGGCTTCTCCAGATCCTACAAGATCACTTGTAATATTATTTAAAAGAAGCTCTCCTTCCATTTTTCTAATTGCATTATCTTTAAATCTAACATTTCTAGCATCTGTAAAAATATTAGGAGCAAGAGCAACAGGAGGAGTATCAAACACGACACCCTTAGATGCTACATCAGTAACATTAATTACATTATCTGCCATTTACTTCTCCCTTTGTTCTTTTCTAAGCACACTCTCTAATGCCAGTTGTTGGGTCGATAAAGCAAGCTTCAACCTTGTCTTCTTCTTGAGCCACTTCCTCAACTTCGCCAGATACCTTCTCTTTTTCTTCCACGGTTTCGTTAAAGATTCCGAATCTCTTTCCATCAATACGGAACGTAGTACACCCTTTCGCCCCACCTTTCCATGCGTTAACATATACGTGTTTGAATGAATCATAATCGACATCACCACTTACGTTACAAGTTTTTGAACATGCACTGTCAATATAGTGTTGAGCTAATAATAACACTTCAAGGTGATCATTAACACTAATACTATCTGCAGTACGACCTTCTACTCCATGCGAGTAAGCATAATCTTTTACGGTTTCAACAACTGGACCATCAAATGTCTGTATTGTTCTATCATATTTATGACTAAAGACAGGCTCAATTCCTCCACTAACATTATCACTAATAATACTAATAGTACCTGTAGGTGCTATCGATGTAAGGTGGCTATTGCGTATTCCATGTTCTCTTATAAGGCTTTGAACAGAAGCAGGCAATGACCTGATATAATTACTTTTAAGGTATTCTTTTCTAAATAAAGGAAAAGCACCTTTCTCTTTTGCTAATTCAGCAGAAGCTTTATAGCAGTTATCTCTTAGACATGCAAATATTTTTTCTGCCCATGTCATAAATTCTTTTGATGCATATGGATAACCAAGCATTTCACCAGCATTTGCCATACCAGTAACACCTAATCCCATACGTCTTTTATTTTTAGCTTCATCTTCTTGTGCTTTAAGTGGATAGATAGTTCTATCAACGACATTATCCATAGCCTGTACAACTGGCTTTATATCTTTCTTAAATTGAGTAAAGTTAAAAACATAACCTTTACTATCCTTCTCAAGATATTTAGTCAAGTTAAATGAGCCTAATAAACAAGCACCATAAGCTGGTAATGGTTGTTCACCACAAGGATTAGTTGCATAGATATCTTCACAGTACCATAAGTTATTCATCTCTTTAATACGATCAATAAAGAGAACTCCAGGCTCTGCCCAATCCCAAGTTGATGACATTATTTCATCCCATACCATTTGGGCTGAAAGAGTGCCACGATGCTCACCATTAAAGTAAAGGTCATAGTCAGACCCACTGTCCAAAGCTTCCATAAATGCATCTGTAATCCCGACTGATATATTAAACCCTGTGAGCTTATCATTATTACGTTTAGCTCGTACAAAGTCAAGTATATCAGGATGGTCAATCCGAAGGACACCCATTTGTGCTCCTCTCCTGTGACCAGAGCTAGCAATCGTTTGACACACTGCATCAAACACTTGCATAAAAGAAATAGGACCACTAGACTTTGAGTCGAGAGACTTAATATGATCGCCCCTAGGTCTGAGCTTACTGAAATCGTATCCAATACCTCCTCCCTTTCTCATAGTCTCTGCAGCTTCACTTGCTCTTTTCATAATACATTCCATGCTATCTTCAATATCACCTGATACAAAGCAATTATAAGCAGTAGTAATACGATCAGAACCTATGGCTGATTGTACTCGACCAGCAGGTAAGAATCTCATTTCTCCTAATATTTCTTCAAGTACGAATCTATGTTCGTCTCCATCTGAAAGTGTTCTTGCTATCCTCTTTATTTTATCATTGAAGGTCTCTCCCTTCTGTCTGTATTTCATTTCATCTATTTCTTTAGCGATGGTCATAACTGGACCTTCGTAATCTCTATTTCTTAGCATATTCTTACCTCTATTGTTAATGACGGACTACCCCTTAAAGGGTGTTTTTTATGCTAAGCTTGATATTCGCCAGTTCTAATCATTTTAGTAACTTCTATAGCTCGATTACCTACTTGTTTAGCCCAATTTGAATCCATCATTTCAATAGCTGCTGTATCATAGTCATGAGCTTCTAATGCAGCCATGGCATTTTTAAACTTCATAGCAGTGCCTATACCTACATTAAATACAAAGTTAATAAGAGCTTCTTGCCTTACCTCATCAAGATCATTATACCAAGGCATATATCTTTCTATAAGATTTTTAGTTCTTTCTATATCGTTCTGTAATAGATAATCTATTTCATCTTCAGACAAACCTACATCTTCTAGGTTTCTCCCTACACCTATTGTCCATTTATCTGCAGTACATTTATAAAGTGTATCTTTAACACCTTCATGTCTTTTTAGTGTCTCTATTAGTTTGCTCATGCTTTCCTCGCTTTAGTTATTTTCTTTTTAGCCTTTGGAGTATTCGCCGCAAACTGTTTTCCTTTTTTAATAGCCGATCTCTTTGCCCTAGTGGTTGCAGCGTGTTCTGCTGGTGTGAGAGATTTAATAGCCGAAGCTGGCATATACCTTTCACCAGTAGCTTTCGGACCTTGTATCGAAGGCTTGCCACTCTTTGTCCTCCATTTCTGTTTTGTCCATTTCTTTAAACTTTTTTGTTGTTTAGTTAATGACATTACGACTTGTATCCTCCTCCTTTAGCCTTATATTCTTTAGCCACCATCTGCATTTTTCTTGCAGAGATCTGTCCAGGCTTACCGCCTTTATTTCCTGCAAGTATTCTTTGATATATTGCTTTACGTAGCCCAGGCTTTGTATAATTGCCTGAAGAATTAACTGTCGATGTCTTTCCCTTCTTCAAAGGTACTTTCTTTTTTCCATTCATAATCATCAGTCTCCTTATGGCAAATACAATTACATTCTTCTAGCTCACATTCATATAATGCACAGGTTTCACATCTCATTTATTAACTACCTTTTTCATTATACCGTATTCTAAATGGCTTATTAGTATTTTTCGCATATTCTCTGCTCTTTGTCTATCTGTAAAAGAATACTCTCTGATATCATCATGGCTTAATCTAAGTGAAAAGTTATAGAAAGCACCTTTCTTTACAATATTAGATGCACTTCCCTTTGCAACCCTTGAAGGGCTAATTAATGTACCAAATTCTGTTTCAATAATATTTGTCATTTAGTCAATCCCTTTTGTTTTTCATATGTACGAAGACCACCAAGACCAAGCATACCCATAAGTACAGTCATAAGACTACCCATATCAAATGTAGGAAGCTCTGGTATTGTTACTCCAAGATAAGCACAAAGAAACATTGTTACAGGTGCTAACACAAAATGCCATGCCAAAGCAATGCCACATGTCCACCCTATAAACGGTCTCCAACCAGCTACAAATATACTTTTATGCTTAGCTTCTTCTCGATTAATTGCTAATTGTCCTTTGGCTAGCTCTTGAGCATGGTTTTCAGCCATTGTAGCTACTTCATGAGCTAGTTTATTTTTCATGTCTTTATCTTCTATAAACTTACCAAGAAGATTACTGACTGGTCCTATTAAAGCAGTAAGCATTATATATGTTCCAGATGACAGTGTTTAGAACTTACAGGAACATTGGCTGTTTTTGCAGCACCCATTCCGCATGAACTTAATAACATTATGAATATACTTAATAAACTTAAATTGTAATAATTTTTCCTTAACCACTTCATGCTCCTTTATTTATCCTCTTTTTTAGTTTTACATTTAAATCTGCATTGAGACTATTTTTTATAAACATAGATATAGCGAGATGTGTATCTCCAAAAAATAATAACATATCTTTATAATACAACCTTCCTTTCTTATCTAACTCTAGCCTAAATTCTCTGTCCTCATATATGCTCATTTATTTAACCACATCCCTACTAATAATGCTATAAAGCCGCCAACAATACCTATGAGGATGATAATGGCTATGGCATCTTTTATTTGTTGTCTTAGCTTTTGTTGTGCATAAACTTGTTTTTGTCTATCTTTTCTTATTTGACCTTCCATAGCTAATAATTCGTCATAAGCTTTTGGTCCATAAGTCATGTTTAGAAAAACCTTGAGTTCATACCTTTGTTCCTCAAGTTTCTTTTTGGCTGCGTAAGCTTGCAAGGCAGTTGCTTCAACAGAGTCTTTACCAAATAACTTATCAAACACTCCTGGGTTTTTTGCTTGTTTCTCTGCATTGTCAACATCTGATACTGCTCCCATCCATCTTGATAGGTCTCCAGCCATTTGCTCTAGGTCTCTACCTGCAGCAAAGCCTGCTTTAATAGCAGAAAAAGCTTTACCAGCTACTCCTACTGCTACCGATACTGTTACTGGATCTATCATTTAATACACCTTTGTTTTGTTGTTTACCTTTCTTGGTTCACATACAGCAGTATATTTCCTCGGTGTATCTTGCTGTATTGTTATATTACTATTTATTCTTTCTGCAAAATAAAAACAATCATCTATACTTCTGAAGTAAGTTGTATCAATCTTTGCTGTCCCCAAATATGTTATGAGTGCAAAGACAAGTTCCATTACTTCATTACTACTGCTACGACTAAAGCAATCACACCAAATGTACTTGCCATAGACATTGC